TCAGGGGGTGGCTCTGGGGCGAAAGCCTCATTAACCACCTTCTCAATAGGTTGACCTTTCTGCCTACCAAGAATAATGGTTGATAGTCGTGCAAGAATCTGACCGGGATCTTGACCGGATTGTGCAAGGACAGGGATAGCTTGGGCGTAACCAGCAACAGCCTGCTTGAGTGCGTCCCGCATTTCTTCAACATCCACCCGTTGTTCTTCCTCGGTGGCGTTGAGAGCAAAAGGCATCTGCCTACGCAGGAAGTCGCGGCTGATAAGACGGTCACCACGGGCTTGCAAACCAAACACGAGGGCACGGTTAGGGTCTAGCCCAGCCATCAACCCGTATTGTACATCAACCGTGTAGTCGCCTTTAATGTCTGTTTCTGGACGGTAACGAATTTCGTACGGTGTACCGTCACTGTTGCCGCGAAGGGTTTTAGTTTCTCCAGCGAAAAGCATCTCATCAACTTTGAGTGCTTTACGGATAAGGTTCTGGAAGGTACGAGCAAACATGGATTGACCCGTACGTATTTGCGTATCAAACCCTGACATGAGGGCTTGCACACCACGGCCTGTAACTACTGAGGCATCAATTTCGCCACCGCGAGCATTCGGGTAACGTGAACCTTGACGTAGTTCCTGATCCAGCACGCCTTGTTGGGCGAATGCTGACTGTGGTACTTCGATAGGTACACGGCGTACACGTTCACCGTTAGCGGTGCGAATAACAGAATCAGGACCCAACGATAGTTCTTGAGCGTCAGGTGGTAGAACGATTGGTGCTTGTACTGCTTTCTGTGCAGCCTCAAGGGACAGCAACGCGAAGCGTGCCTTAGCAACCTGTACAGCGAGAACGTCATCGAACTGTCCATGTGATTCTGTGTCAACACCTGGGCGCTTAGTCCATTCGACTAGGCATTCACCAATAATATTTTCTGACGATTCAAGAACAATACCGTTACGGGTAGGAAGAAACAGTAAATCAACCTTGGCATCATGGTAGCGTACAACTTCAATCATTTCGTTACCGGAGTACGAGTTGCCGTTAATGACACTTTCAGCGTCAGGATACATGGCTACAAGTTCGTCACGGTTCTTGAAGAACGAAAAGAAAGCTGCTCTTACTTGGTTCCAACGGTCAAAGACGGGGTATGCGCCGATAGAATCCTTAAACACGATACGTGGTATGCGTGCTTCTTCATCAATTTCAATCATTGACGGTACGAAACCGTACGTGAAGTAACGGTCACCCGCATCATACATTTGTATTTGTACTTCAGAATAATCCAAGTACCCGTTTACGATACGTGAACGCTTCTCAGCAAAGTTACGGGCACTATCAGAAATCATTTTCGAGGATGAACAGTTAAAGGAAGGCAATGGTGCGAGCACTTCAGAGAGGTCACGGGCAGCAACATCCACCATGTTCGCCACGATACCCTTATCGAAAGGACCCTCAGGGAACAAGTCAGGGTAAACATCCCTCATGCGGCCTTGACGTACAGCAAGAACATCCTGCATACGCCCATCACGGGCAGCGTTAGCAGACTTCAACCTGTCAAACTGGGCACGGATCTCCCGCAAACGCGGGTTACCCGATGCAGCTGTTGCTTTCTCGCTAAACATTGCAGTCATTCATAAACCTTTCAAGCACCGATACTGGTGAAAGCGTTAGCCGCTTCCGCTTCAATAAGACTCACAGTGGTTTGTTGCCTAATATCCCACGGTGTAAGGAAACTATTTTTTACGTGGGAACGAGTATAACTCGAATTCATTACTACACGGTCACGGCAAGAAAGTTCAGCGAACCACATCGCCATAACAATATCCGTTTTCTGTGTCTTCGGGGCACTAGGTGACCATGTAACTAATTGTTCCACTAACTGTTTACATGATTCTTGGCCGTGAGTAGACGGCAACTCAATCATTTGGTTCTTGTTTTCCCAGTTACTAAACAGTGAAGCCATCGAAGCAACACCAAAATCAGTGTCATGTTTGTTCTGCCCCGTGAAGTGGGGTTTAATAACAGTGCCACGGGTAGAACAAAACTCGTTCAACTCCCTATCGTGCACCAAGAAACCTTGGAAACCGTTACGTTCAATACGCCACTCACTGATACGGTACTTCACAGTGAAATCTTTAATCATGTCCCGCATCGCTTCAGGGGTATTAATCTTGTTGTACACGTCAAGAACGTAACGTTTCTGGCTTTTAATATCTAAACCCATCACCACGGCGGCGGTATGCCCAGAAGTAGCGGGGTCTAGGCCAGCAACAATAATAAGACCATCCATGCCATTGATACGTTGATTAACCATACCTTTAGGTATAGGGCCAGCCATACGGTTACCGTTGATAGCGGCTTTAATCATTTCAGGGTTAAAAACTGCATCTTCAGAAACTTGCTGCTGCTGATACACCATAGCCCAAGCACGAGGGGAAACCCTGCGGCGCTTCTTAGAAAGACGCGGCCCATCCCATTTAGCGTAGTAGCCTTCAGCGTCAGCTTCTTGCGTTTCAATCTTTGACCCTGGTTCCGGCTGGTTGGATCGCGGCCACAAAGTAACCCAGTCAGATTCTTTATCCGCAAACTCTAACACGGCAGGCATAGAAAGGTATGACCATGGTGAATCCTCGTCAGGATACCGGCTCTCGTCCCTAAGTTCCCTATACAGGTCTTTAGAGGCGAGGCGGGTACCCACGACAAGCATTGAACCGGATGCTGAAATACGGGAAATAACTTCCGACTGCAACCAGTCAATTTGCTTCTCAAACTCGTGGGCGTTAGTAAGATCCACAGTATCATCCAAGATGATCAAATCGGCTCGGGCACCATAAATGTGGCCTCGAATACCGAGAGCTTGAACGGTAGGATCTTTCTCGCCACTATCACGAGCATTATCTGACACGTAAATCATTGTCTGATTCCACGCTTCAGAATCTTTATCGAAACCCCCAAGAGGGGCATACGCCTCAATCATGGCCTCGTAGCGAGGATGAGTAAGACGGGTCTTAATAGCGTAAAGCATTTTTTTTGCCATCTCAGCAGTCTTAGAAACAAGAATGACACGGATGTTAGGGTCCATACAAATGCGGTACACCACGTAGTTAATCGTGATCGAAGTAGTTTTAGCGTGTTCAGGTGGCATGTTCACCATCACCAGGTCAGGTTCACCTTTTTCAAACGCCATACTCGGATGCACCCAAGACGGGTCACGAGCCTCAATCAAATCCACCACGTTCTGCATGTGAGGGAAAACTTTGGCATCAAGATATTTTTCACTAAACTCGGGGAAACCTAAAACTTCACGATCCGGTTTCGGCCCCGCCACACCATTACGAAGATTCCTGACGCGCTCCACAGCAGACACGAATTCTTCATCGTCACGCCGCCAACGCTCATACGTGGAAATAGACCTGTCCACGGCTTTCATAGCGTTAGCGATAGTCATGCCATCTTTGAAAAGTTCAAGGAAAGCTTTCTTCGCCTGATCCACATCAGAGCCTTGTTTACGGCCAGCATTAGCCATAAACAAACCTCCAAAAACATATAAGCCAAGGCGGTGGCATGTGAGCCTTGGCAGGGTATCAATAGGGGGGTTGTGGAGGACACCAACAAAGGGGGTCCGAAACAACCATTATAGTAGTAAAGCCACGGCTTCCCGTGAGTGGCTTACAGTAACTACATAACTAATAGCAGCCCCCCAGAGGGCTGCTTTAATACTATATAAATAATAATTACTATACGGTAACGCCCGCCTTTGAGGGCGGGCTTTAATACTATATAAATTATTTTATCTACTACTATAGTATTCCTCGGAAAACCTGACAGTCGTGACAAAAAAAACAAAGAAATATTAAATTGTTACCAAATCGTTACACTAAATCATACCATAACGGACAAAACAACCCCATATCAGAATATCATGCACAACCAGAAGGGGGTATACTGTATTAAGGTGGCCGCCCATTTCTTAACAATGAGGGGTCAGTTAGGGTAGCCTAACCTAACCACTATACCCCTACCCGTATAGGTATACCTACATGTGCACAACTGTACAAATTGGCATACCCTGGGGGGTATCCTTTTTTTTCTGCCACCATATGTAACCGCTTACATAGTTATCCCCAGCTTATCAACAGCTTGTGGACAACATGTGGACAGAATGTATCCAATATAGACTAAAATGAGAGGACTGACTAGCAAGGGCTTATGTGCATATGTGCATAATGTTTGCTATTGTTAGCGTGTTATCCACAGCTTTTCCACATGCCTGGATATGGGGAATTGAGGGGGCATAGAGGGGTTAACGGTTGCGGGCATGTATCTAGTCAAGTGTCTAGAGTTCCGGTTATCGGACGGTGTTTCGTACGTGTGTACTATTCCTGGAATGTGACGTAGTTCACATAAATTGGTGCGATTTTTTTGTGTGTTCCGGTTGCGTTTCGTTTGAATGTCTGCGCATAATTGACCCGTGAGCAAGTGAGCTTACATATAGGAAAGGTGAGAGACATGAAATTTACGATTACAGTGATGGAAGTGAAGTGCGCAGGTTGTGGGCGTAAGTCGGGCAACGACACTATTGAGGCCATGACTCTATTTATGCGCCATGAAATGAAATGTCTTGACGCTATTCACGCTCAGGAATTAGCAACCCTCTAGTGTTGCGTCATAATCGGGCACTAGTCTCTAGTGTTCGGTTATGTCCTAACAGTAGGACAAATTAGATTAGATTAGGGGTATAAATTATGTGTGATCAAACTTATTCTGGGTGGACTAACCGTGAGACATGGGCGCTAATGCTTTGGATAAATAATGATGAAGGCTTGCAAACTTTGGCTCATGAGTGGGTCAAAGATTACGTGTCGGACTATGACTTAGAGGACAGTAACCGCACCTACTCAGCGGCTCAAGGGCTACAATGGTGGGTAGAGTACACCTTTACCCGTAGTGGGTATGCGGAATACTTTGGCGACACGTGGCCGGATACCCTCGCAGATATCGCGGAAGATATTGGAAGTCTCTACCGAATTAACTACTATGAATGTGCCGTGAGTATTCTGTCAGATATGGAGGTTGTGGCATGAGGAAAGTGGGAACTATTCTAGAGGTGCGCGCTTACGGTTCGGTCAATAATGCTCAAGTGAAAGTGCTTGAATCTGTATATTGTGCAGGTGACATTCATTCTGAATTTGTGGGAGAGTTTCTAGAACCGCATAGGTTCGCCGGTCGTGGCGGTATCGCGCTCAATTATCGTGACGTAGTTAGATGCATCTAGTGTTGGTGCATAGTCTGGCACTATCTAATGGTAGTGTCTGGCTATGTCTCAATAGTGGGACAACTTGGGAAAGGAT